GAAGGCCACTATTAAAACCACTAAAGACAAGTATCCTAAAAGCTAATGGGAAGTATTAAACTGCCACACGCATCAGGAAATAGCATGAGCATCGCAGCTCCTGCAACTAATCCTGCTTCTGATTTAGAACTTAAATTACCTGCAACTATTGGTACTGCTGGTCAGTATTTAACTGTAGATGGTAGTGGAAATTTAGTTTGGGCTGATCCTCCTGGGATAACAGAAATGGATCAATGGAGGCTAACGACAAATTTCACTGTAACTGGTAACGCATCAACTGATCTTAATAGCGATTGGGAAAGAAATGATACTGGATTTACGAAGATAGGAACAGGAATGACAGAAAGTTCTGGGGTATTTACTTTCCCCTCAACAGGTATATGGCAGATTGATTTTACTGGATATACCTTTGATACAGATCATAATAGATATACGGGAGCTATGGTTAAGTACAGTTCAGATTCAGGAAGTAATTGGATCGACCTTGCGTACAATCTTGATTCAGTACATAATGAGGGGTCTGATACTGTTTATGGAGCATACCGTAGTCATGGGATACTTGATGTAACTAATGAGAGTAATTTTAGAGTGAAATTTACTATTCAAACTTCTTCAAATGCCCAGGTAGGCGGTAGTACTTCCACCACCAGAACAAATGTAGTATTTATGCGTTTAGGAGCTACATAAAATGAGCCAATTAAAAGTCAACGCAATACGCCACACAGGAGCATCAAGTGATGCTGTTACCTTGGCAACCGATGGAACGTGTACGGCAAAGATTACTAATAATCTAAGCAACAGAAATTTGATAATTAATGGTGCAATGCAGGTTGCACAAAGAGGTACTTCATCTACAAGTACTGGTTATCAAACTGTTGATAGAATTACGATGTATCATGGAGGTACAGACGAAGCACCTACTTATTCTCAAGCTGACGTAGCAAGTGGCACAACTCCATATACTTTAGGTTTTAGAAAATGTTTTAAAGTAACTAATGGAAACCAAACAAGTGGTGCTGGTGCAGGAGATGAAATTCAATTTGATTATAAAATAGAAGCTCAAGATATAGCTAATTCAGGTTGGAATTACACTTCTGCTTCTAGTTATATAACATTATCTTTTTGGGCTAAATCAAGTGTTGCTCAAGAATTTAAAGGACATATTATAAGTAAAGATGGTACTTCGCAAAACTATCCTTTTTCATTAGGTAGTTTATCTGCAAATACTTGGACAAAGATCACTAAAAAAATCCCTGGTAATTCTAATTTACAGTTTGATAATGATAATGGAGAAGGTTTAAAACTAAATATTTTTAATCAAATGGGGACTAATTTTACAGGATCAGTTACAGAAAACACTTGGGCTGCATTTGATTCCAGTTTAAGAACACCCGATCAAACTTTGACATGGTACACAACGAATGATGCAACATTTGAAATTACAGGATTTCAAGTAGAAGTAGGAGACGTTGCCACTGACTTTGAACATAGATCGTATGGTGATGAATTAGCTAAGTGTCAGAGGTATTTCTTTAGATATAAAAATGATGCAGGTGATCATGGTCATTTTGTAAGTGCTACTTCTTATGGGTCTACTGACCAAAGAGCTGGAGCTTTTAATTTTCCTACAACAATGAGGTCATCACCATCTTTTAGTCATAGTGGTACAAGTGACTTTGCAATTTTAGGGCTTGGTTCTTCTCTAAGTAATATACTAATAGCTGATGTTGGCACAAGCGTTAGTGGTTGTGGTCTTAGAGTTCAGACAGGTGATACTTTAACTAATGGATTATCTACAAATTTAAGGGCTAATAACACAGCCGATGCACATTTCGATTTTAATTCGGAGCTTTAATTATGGCATATCCTACAAATCCTATTTATAAATTACTTAAAGATCCATCTACAAATACTCAAAATGTAGTTTTAAAAAATGTTAATGGTATTGAATGGAACATACCATTTGCTCCTGATAACACTGACTACCAAGAGTACCTAGAATGGGTAGCAGAAGGTAACACAGCGGAGGCAGCAGACTAATGGGATTAACTAAAGTTGACCTAAAAGGTCTTGATGATGGTACTGATGGACAGATTATTACTTATGACGCATCAGGTAATCCAGTTGCAGTAGGGCCAGGTACAGATGGTCAGGTCTTAACTTCTACAGGTGCAGGATCACCTCCAGCTTTTGAAGCAATACCTACTCCTGTTGATGCAACGAAAACAACCTTAACAGGCTCAACTAATAACACCATTACTACAGTTACAGGAGCAAACGCTATTCAAGGTGAGGCAAATCTTACCTTTGATGGAAGCAAATTAACTGTAACTGGTCAGGCGGAAGTATCAAGTGATTTAGATATAGCCTCAGATATTAGACATATTGGAGATACAAATACAAAGATAAGATTCCCCGCTGCTGATACAATTACAGCAGAGACAGATGGTAATGAGGCGGTCCGTGTAGATTCGGATGGACATGTACAGATTGGTACTACTGGTGTTGTTACTGGATATAGCTCGAGTGGAAAAAAATTAACTATTTATAAAGCTGATGGAAATGGTGGAGTATTAGAACTTGGAGGTTCAACTAATGCAGACGCTTATAACGCTGGAACTATTCTCTTTAATAATGCTGCTAACTCTAATGGAACTCAATGGCAAGCTGATTCAAAGTTAGTAGGTATAATTAGAGCCGAAACTATAACTACAGATTCCAATGCTGGAGATGATTCTGGTGCTGATTTAGTTTTTTACACTAAACCTGAAGCAGCGGCTGGATTTGAATCTATGAAGATTCATGGTGAAGGTCATGTGACCATGAAGAAGATGCCATATTGCAAATATAATCCAGGTGCAGATTCTACTACCAATAAAAGTAATGGTACAGAACACGATATAGATGGCGGTAGTGCTACTGTTGCAAATGGCATGGCTTGTGATACGAGCAATGGCAGAATTACAGTTCCTTATGATGGTATTTATCAAGTAAGTGCAAATATCGGTCTACTTGTAGACGCTGCCTCTTCATACAGACCTCGTCTTAATCTACGGGTAAATGGTACGGATATACTAAGAACAGAGCTTCAAAATGAAAACATTGATGGTGGTTGGAAATCAATGCACACACATCTTGCCCTTGATCTCTCAGCAAGTGATTACATATCATGGGATTGCGTAGGTCAACATGATCAATCTACTTACACAGTAATGTCAGTAGTATTACTACATGGAAATTAAACTCTTATGGATTACACAATCACTCTGACAGACACAGAAACAAAGTCTTTAGAATATGTTGCAGCAAGTAATGATGACTGGATCACTAATGCAGCAAAAGCAAGAGCAAGTGTAGCTAAGACAGAAATCATTTCTCTTAACACAGCTCATTGCAATAAAAATAGTATTGCTATTGCAGTTGGTGAAGATGCTCAAGTCACTCAAGCTTATACGCTTGGTGTAGTTAAGACAGCAGCAGATAGGAATAAGGAGGCTAGTGAAGCCAAATGAGAAAAGTAATTGATGGCATTGCTATTGCATCAGGCGTTGGTGTCATAGCAATTCTTGGTAGTGGGGTCTATGGTTACTTCTGGTTCCAAGGAAACAAAGATGCCTTGATGGATAAGGCTCTTCAGCAAGTAACTAAATCAATAAAGTTACCAAGTCTTTCTAGTCCAGCACTACCAACAGCAGCTCCACCACAAAGACTTCCACTTCCTAAGTTCTAATGAAACTTGAAATGGGTAAAGAGTGGGCTGAAGAACAAGCCCAAAGAGCTATTCGTATGAATAATCTTTATGTTCTTGATGGCAGACACAGACCTGACCATCCTCAACATGGGATTTATACAGGGTTAGCTGCTAAAGCAGAAGAACTTGAAGCTGAACTTAACGAATAACTGTCAGTGTTCTCACTGCAAAGAGATAAGGGAGCAACAATTTAGACATGGACAATGGCTCAAAGATACCCAAGATAGGAATACAGCCAGTTACACCTCCTGTTATTCGAGTGTGGCAAATACAGCCACCTCAATCTTTAAACATTCCAGCTCCAGTCACAGTTAATTTAGGTTTTCCTATTATTGATATGCCTGGATGTGTTGAAGCAAGAAAAAATTCTAGCGAGAATAGTGCATTACTAACTAACGATCCAAAAGGAAATGTTGTCTTATGCCAAGCGGAGTATCCAAGCTACAACGCAATGGATTACACACCAGAGGAACTTATATATCCACCAAAGGGAAATACACAAAGATATCCGCAACCAGAAATCCCAGCAGCAGAGGATTGCCCGCCACCTGGCGCAGCGGAAATTGGAACTAAGATTGAAGATGGACGGAAAGAAATAATTGCGTATCAATTGATTGGCAATCGTTGTGTTACGCAGTACAAGAAGTTAACAACGACACAACAAATCGTTAATGCAATACCAACTGCCCCTCAAGTTGTCAGCACTACTGGGATTACTCTTATTGCTACAAGTGCCGCTCTTGCGACTCCTTTGCTCCTTAAGGTAGTAAAGCCAATCGTCAAACAGATTATTAATCGAGTTAAAAAAGCTTTAGGTAAACCAGTTAGACCTTTAACGCAATCAGAAAAGCGAGCTAATTCTTATCGGGAGAAGAAGGGGTTACCACCTCTAAAGGTGTAAGTGTATGTCTATGCGGTAAGACTTGTCCCATCTTGGGCATTACAATTACGTCCTCACAAATCTTGTGATAAGAGGAAGTAGGAGAAAATTCTATGCCAGCTAACTTTAATTCTCCACAGTTCTTCAGTCTTGTAATTTCAAAATCTAATCGCTTAAAGTTAACTAACTCTTGCTGTAAAGCTAACTGTTTATCTACAGCAGCCTTACATCTTTTTTGTAATGAATTATCTAGTGGAATAGAGAAGTTTGCAGATATACCAAGGTTTAAGGCGAAATTATCTTTCTGTCCAGTTCTAGTAGCTACATGATGACTAAGTGATCCATCATCGTTATATGAGGGAGCGTCATACCAATACTCTCTAGGAGTACTATATGTATGCGAATCGGTGGCAAATGGCGAAATAGTTAACATTGGACCTTGGCATATTATGTTTCCTCCGTAATGATTAGTAACACTATTTCCAGGGAGATTTTGGATTCCCATATTGGTCACACTGCCACTACTATTAGCAACGGGAGCTGCCGTAGAACTTGTCTGCGCTGCGGCACTCCCTCCATATAAGAGAGCTACTGCGAGAAGACCGAGGTAGTTTCTGTTGTGCTTTCTATGTTTGTGGTGCGTTGAATAGTTGTCACGTTTGAAAGACCTGGTCCTCGATAAGATTCCACGTATTGAAATGGCTGCCCTCCATTTGTAATGGTGATGTTTGGTTTTGAGTTGAGATCTAAACCATTCCATGATTGTGATTGTCCATTGATAGTTCCAGTTACAGTGCTACTTTCAGGAGAAATTGTTGATCCACTTATCGTTAAATTAGAACCACTAACTGAATATTGATGACCAGTATTGTAATCGTGAGATACAATATTTTCTACAACAGTTGAAACGGTACGAGTGGTGCTGGTCATACTCCCTTGAGAGAAGTTTGGCACAACAGGTACACAATAAGCGGGAGAATGTATAAGTAATAACAGTGGCAAAAGCCGCTTCATCACTTAATAGTTAAGGCACTCTCAACACTTCCAATCGCAGAAGTACCAGCCCCGCCTGCGGTTATTGTTATAACACCTTGGCTCGTAATCGTACCTGCTAATGTATCTTTTGCGCCAGCGGCAGTAGAAGTTATGTTACCAAAGTTTTGTACTGCGCCTACCGAGGGAGCTGCAGTAGGGACTGCATCCGCTTGAGTATAACTTTGGGAATACGAGAAGGCGGCTCCTGGGTTATCTTGCGTTGCAGCAATCGTTCCAGGCGAATA